TATCGATACCCTATCCATACCCATATTTATTTTTATTTCACTCTTATCTAATGTGTATCCATACCCTTCACATTGCTTAAAAAATAAATTCACCATATCCATACTCTTTATTTTTTTTAATTCTTCATAAACACACTTCTTAACTTTTGGACTTACTATTTTATTATGCTTTATCCAATTCATTAAAAATACTTCTCTAGTTTCTTCACAATACACAATCTTTTTATACTCTATAAATCTATTTAAAAGCTTGTCCACAGTTTCTCTGTTATATCCTGTTTCAGTTTCTATTATTCTTTTAGGTAGTTCATATATTCCACATTGGCTTGTCTTACTATTTGTCATTAAATATATATAAAAATATTTTTCCTCTGGTGTTAAATCAAGTACAAATCCATCTTGCCAATAATCTATATGTATATGTCTATAAACTGCCATATTAAACTCCCCCTTAGTCTAATCTTTTGTATTATTTTCCCATTTGTATTTACATATTTTCTATATTTGTTTATAATTAAGTTAGTTTTTAATCTAAACACAATAATTTGTTAATAATTAGATTAGTTTTTAATCTAAGAATATTAACTTATCCATAATTTATATTTTTAACACTCTAGAAGTTGTAGTTTTCATATACCCAGCTACAATTTCAGGGTGTTCTTTTTTTAATCTAGTTGTATCTATAGTATTTCTCTCTTGCTTTTTCCAAGTAATTTTTCTATCTCCAACATAAGCAATTTCATAATTTTTCATTTGAAGTTTTAAATATTGCTCTATAGCCTTTTTCTCTTTTTCAAAATCTTTATATATTTTTACAACTTCATCATATCTTTCAAGTATTTTTTCAGCTTCAAATAATATTAATTCTTCACACTTACTATCTTTATATAATGTATCTAAAGTTTTAGAATAATCACTACTTCCATCAGGCATTGGTAGTTCATTTCCTAATATACAATTGTTCCAAAATATTTCTTCTAATTTCATGATTTCTTCTATATAATCTTCATCTCTTTCTAACTTATGAATTACTAACTCTTCATTTCCTATAAGTACAGCAACATAACAATGACTAGCACCAGTAACTGCCATGTAGTGATTCATTTGTATTTTATAGTGAATTGGTATAGTTTTTATCCATTCTTTTTTATTAAAGCTATTAGTAACTTTACATTCTAAAAATGCTTTTTCTCCAACAACTGCTCTATCAATATTTGCTATTGCAAATGGATATTTATCATTTCTTAAAATTCCATTTATATTTCTAACTTTCTTGCCAGTCTTTAGTGTGAACTCATTTGCTACAAAACTTTTTAACTTATTACTAAGCTCCATTTTATAGCTATTTTTATCATCTTGAATAAAATAATCTTCTTTTAAGTCCTTATCAAATTTATCATCACTATTTTGATCAACAGGCTTGTCTTTCAAACCACTGTCCCTATGAGCATCACTATCTTGAGCAACTGGCTTGTCTTTTAAACCGCCTAAGACGTGAGCGTAGCGAATTTCATCTTCTTGAGCTTCTTCGCTTTGAATATGGCAATTTTGAACATCAACCTTTTCTTTTGAGCCACTCTCCTTATTAGCATTGATATTTTGAGCAACGGTCTTTCCTTTTGAGTCGCCTAAGAGATTAGCGTAGCAATTTTGAGCAACGGGCTCGCCTTTTGAGCCGTTGGCGACATGAGCGAAGCGAATCTCATCATCTATCTTATCTAAATAAACTGCCATTGAGCTTTTATATGGATTAAACCCAAGTATACTCGAAGCATCACTTCCACCTATTCCACATTTTCTTTTCTTTAACCATTCATCCTTTGGCATATCTTTAGTGTTTGCTATTATATTTGCATCTAAATATTTTCTCATTTATAGCCCCCAAATCTATAATTTAAAATTTACTAATTTTAGTATTAATTTTCTGATCTGTTTTTAGTATTACTAAAACTTT